ACGCTTCTGCTACAAGCCTGTGAAGAAGCCACTTGTTAGACTTGCCAAGACTTATGGCCAAATAGCCAGAGTTTATGATCCAAGGCTTTAACATCCTTTCCTTACCATACCTTATGGATTTAACGCTACCATTACTGCCTATGTAGTACTCTCCCTTTTCTGTTTCTATTCTTTTAAATCTTTCCATCTGTCATGTATTGTTCTACTTCATAAATAGCTTCATCTACCGAATAGCAGACAACTGCCCTAAGTCCGTTTCTGTTTAGATACTGAATGTATTCTGATTGCTGCTTGGATACCTTATTACTGCCATACTTAAACTCTATCACCAATCCGCAGTAGGTTGAGTTCTGATGTATTATCCAATAGTCAGGTACTCCACTAACCATGCCTTCTGCTTTCAATCTCATTGCGTGGCCGTAGTTGCCTTTGAGCCACGCACCATTAGGAACAGCAAATGCCATCACATCAGGATAAGCATATCTCATGTACTTGTGGAATGCTGCCTGTATCTTTGATTCGTTTAACATACTACAAATATACACTTGTAAGTAGTACTATTCTGTTATGTTGATTGATTGTGGAAAACTATATGCCTTTCTATTTGGTAGGATAAATGTGATTGTCTTATTATTGTAGCACTCTGTTCTTAACTCCCACACAGAGCATTATAGGTCGGTAACGTGGCAATCAAAATGGGAGTATAATAAACTAAGACAGCATTAAAAACAACTCCGAGCAATGAGCGCAAGGTCTTAACTCGGTTGGGGTAAAACGGCAGATGCAGCAATGCAGAACTCTCCCCAGTAATAATGTTTCTGTGATAGTGATCTAAGTATAGACACGACCAAAGGCAGATTATTAGTTAAGTTGGTTTGCCTTGAAGGGCAAACACTTTGAGCAGCCTGCTAACTGCCAAAGGTACTCCTTGTATGCTTTAAATTAAACAGAAACAAATGATAGAATTAAGAAGAAAGATTGATGTTCTGTTGGCTCAAAAGCCAAACAGAAACACAGTAGAGTATCGTAAGTTTAAACAGATGATCAGTCGTGGTTATCCTGATGATGTGGCCTCGTTGGTTAAGATAGCTGCATTGTTACAAGTAGCCTTAAAGATACCAAAGGTGCAAGAGCGTAAAGGTACTCCGAAGTATAAAAAGCCACGCAATAAGCGAGCCTACCACAACAGACTTAACGAGTATGACAAGGCCGAAATCAAATACACCAGACAGCAAGAAAAAAAATAATCAAAAAAAAATCAAAAAAAACTTGCATCGTATTAGTTTACTGCCTTACCTTTGTATCAACAAATCGAAACAATATGACAAAGCAATTAAATTATTACCAAGTTCTTTACTCTGATGGAGTAACAGAATTAGATTTAATCGTAGCGAGCAACCTGACAGAAGCCAAAAAGATTGCCGCAGAAAACGCTAAAACAAAAAACTACGGAACGGCTTACTACAAGGTGGCAAGATGCTACAATGGCGGTGTAAGAGGTAGCGCCCCCACAAGACATTGGCACTAACAATAATCTGCCCCTGCGATAGCATCAAAGGGGCATTTAAAAATAAGATATGACAGAGAAACGAAATACAGCGATAGAAGTAGCAGGTGGGTATTGGAAGTTCAACACCCTTGATGACCAGCTATTCATTGAACTCCACAACAGCGTGATGCTGAAATGGAAGGAAGCAGTAGCATATAGCACGATAGTGCAATGTGAGAGAATGCTACCTGACCAGACAGATGTAGAGCAATGGCAAGTAGAGATGCCATTTGACGAGTATTTGTATGTGATAGGCTTAACAGACTCAGAAATCAACAGCGTTGTCAGCTATGCGTTACAGCACTGATGAAGACTACATAGATGCCATCCTTTGGAGGGAAGAGAATGAAATCAAGTACAGGGTGGATATTTACCACCCCGATACAGATAGCACTACTCTGCATGGCTACTATCAGGGTGCGTATGCACACGCTACTATTGAATGGGAAGCGTTAGATATGGGCTACTATTGGCAATCATTTGCCTTTGATAAGTCAAAGTATCATGTAGTAGTCACCGTGTACACAGGCCGCGACATGGATGGCACGGCAAAGATCAAGAGCGTATATCGCTTTTACAACCAAGAACCAAATCAAATAAATAACAATGATAAGTAAAATCAAATCAATCACCTTTCAGAACAGCTGGACAGGTCAGTATGGAGAAATGTTCACCTCACTCTACGAGTTAGAAGATGGTAGCACAGGAGAAGCTAACAGCAAGAGCAAAGACGCTTGGAACGTTGGTGATGAAGTTGACTATGCCGTTGTAGGTAAGTCACCCAATGGCAACAACAAGTTTAAGCTAAAACGCCCTGACAGCGATTTTAAGCAATCTTCTGGTGGCGGCAGTACAAACTATGCCGACAAGGATAAAGACATCAGAGCAGGCATGATTTCAAACCAAATCGTGCATCTTGTTGGTGCAGGCACATTCCAAAGCATTGCGAGCGTTACTGATGGCCAAATCGAAGAACTGATCAAGTTGAACGAGAGAGTTAAAGCAAAGCTGTAATGGTTATCTATAAATCAGAAAGCAGAACTATTATTTGGGTAGCACCGAAGGCCGTAATGGCTCGAAGTATGCAGATGCCTAATATCTTCGTTGAGGGTACGCTTGTGGCGTACCTACTCGAAGATGTGAGAAGGAGAGCCATCATCTACTTTCAGGATGGCTTTCCATTCTGCATTGGCAACCCCAAATACATTATCAGAGGAGAGCGTGACTTCAAGATGCTGCCGAAGAAAGCAAAGGCAGCAGGCAGAAGCAAAGAAGAGTTAGTTGATAGCGTTTGTTATGTGATTGCTGAACAATGAGCAAAGAACTCGACTTCATACAAGACTACGCTGATGGCAAGATAGAATTGGGCAAGCAATGGGGCTGCCCAAAGTTAGACAGGCATTGGCTATGGAAGAGAAACTTTACAGTTGTATTGGGTAAGTCGGGGACAGGCAAAACAAAGCTGATAGTCTATATGGAGTTGGCGGCAGCAATCCGCCACAACCACAAGGTGCTGATTTACACTTCTGAGAACAACCTTGCTGTCATCAAGATGGAGTTGATACAAGTGTTGGCAGGGCAGTCAATACGCTATAATAATGAGCGTAAGATGTCGAAGGAAGATGTTGAGCATTGGTACAATATGTTGCTGCAATATGCTGTCTTCCTAAAAACAGATAAGCCATACACTTGGGGGCAATTAAGGGGCGTGATAGAACACACCATTGAAAGGGACAATAAAATAGCATCTATCATTGTCGATCCATATAACAGCTTGCGTGTTGACAAAACTCAATTAGGTGGATTGACAAGGCATGACTATGACCTTGAAGTGTTGAGCGAGTTGGAGAATTTCAGCAAAGTAAAGCAGTACAGAGTTATTCTAATTATCCACGGCACAAGTGAAAGCGCAAGACGCGTTGTGAAGGATAAAGGTAGCCCATATTTTAGCTACGAAGACTTCCCGAAGTCAGGTGATGCAGAAGGTGGCAGTAAGTTCAAAAACAGGTCACATGACTTTATTGTGTTGCACAGGATTCATGACCACCCAACAGACAACAACCTTGTCTTTATAAAAGTAGACAAGGTGAAGGAGAAGTTTACAGGCGGCACAGAAACTGTGATAGATGCCGAGAACTTTGGCATAGTGGCATCTTGGAACTTTATGAAGCATCGCTTTTACATTGATGGCGTAGATATAATGGCTGATTTATTGAAGAAACAAGAGCAGCCAATAGATGACTTTCGGCCAGAGATAACAGGTGACTTTGCAGAGCCAGAGCCTGTTGTGGATGTAGACTCTCTGCCCTTTTAAAAAGTTTTTCACTTTTTTCTTGTTTGGTATTTGTTTTTGTTCTTATCTTTGTATCAACAAATTGAAACAACTATGAAACTATCACTAAACAAAATCGCCAAAGGCCACTACCAAAAAATCGCAGGGGACATCGTTGTAACAGTAGAAAAGGTGGGGTTCGATGAATATTGGAGAGGAACTATCGAGCAGTATAGCCACACAGCAAAAGACTTCTCAGGTAATGATGTCAAATGCTACGATACTATATTTGAGTGGAAGAGCCTAACCAAGAAAGAACTTTGTAAGACAATGGTAGAATTTATTCAAAATAGTTGAAAAATGGCTTAAACAAAAAGCCCCTGCGATAGCATCAAAGGGGCTATTAACAATATGACAATGAAACAGCAAGACGCAAACTTCGTAAAGCAGATGATAGCCATCCTTGATGATGAGGCAGAGCTATTGACTGCAACAAACGGAACAGGCAGGCATGATGAGCGCCTGCAACGCATTAAAGAGTTGAAACAAGACTACATCAATTATATTAGATTTCGTGCCGAAGAAATGAAGCACATCAGTAAACAGGAACAAATAACAATATGAACATAGAAACATTTATCCAGAGAGCCAATGCTTACTTTGGCTTAGTTTTAACCTCACCCATCCGCAAGAGAGAGTATGTGGATGCAAGAAACATGGCTATTAACTACATCAGGGAGAATAGCACCCATCCGCTAACGATAATAGGTAAGCACTTTAACAGAGATCATTCAACAATAATCCACAGTATCGAGCGCCATGATGACCTGATGAGTTATGATAAGTCATATCAGCGCAGCTACAAGCAGTTTTGCGACACTATGAGGAAGGATGGTAGTGAGTTGGTTATATCTGTTAGCGATGATGTTATGGTTGAACTGACTAAGATGGCAGCAGATAGAAATTGCAGCGTTAGCGAAGCTGCCGCTTTGTTCCTTACCAAGATTAAGTACACTAAGATCAGAGCGAAGGAGTACCGCAAGTACACCAAGAAAGACTACGAGAAGGTAATGCAATACAAGGGGAAGGGTGTTACAAGGAGAAAAATCGCCCACAAGTTAGGGTGGACAATTCAGCAAGTGCAATATGTTACAGATAAGCTAAATCATGGAAAAGGTAATTTTAATTGATCGCTTGGGCGATACAGTTGCCCAACTACAACGCTGGCAGCTGTCCTATGCTGACAAAGGTAATCAGAATGCAGTTGAGCAGATAGAGTCAATGATTAAGAATGTGAGCGATGCAATGGCACTCATCTTCCTAACGCACGAATACTGCCAATTAGAGCAAGCTAAGGCACTCAAATGGCAAAGCAGGTATGACAAGTCGCTGGAAGAGATTGAAGTGCTGCAAAGCACTATCAAACAAGAGTCTTACTTCATAGCACAATGAGCCATAAGTCAGCAATAGCCAACTTAACGCATCTTTGCACGCGCTACATGGAAACAGACGTGCAAGATGGAGAAACTCTGTCAGAACTGCTTAGAGATATATCAGGCATCCTTTTCTACCTTGAAACGGTAAGGGCAGACTACCATAACAAATGGAGTGCATTTGTTAATGATAAGATAGCGGCTAAGATGAGCGTAGCCAGAGCGCAAGTGGAAGCAGATGTGCGCTATCCAGAGTTGTATGAACTCCGTAGAACAATGGATGCAGCATACACGGTGGTAAATGCAATCAGAACGAATATCAGTTATTTAAAATCAGAAATACACAACAGCAAATGAAAAATCCAACAGAGAAGCAAGTGAATGGAACTCACTACAAAGAAATGGCTATTCAGCCATCAGAGTTCATCGTTAGAAACAATATCGGGTGGTATGAAGGCAATGCAATCAAGTACTTATGCCGACACTCTAAGAAGGGTGGCAAGGTTGATTTAGAGAAGGCAATGCACTACATTGAACTTGCGATTCAGGAGTACTATGGTGGGTGATGGTTTGTGTATGGTGCGTATGCCGATAGGATATGCAATATACACGTTGTTAGGCACAGTTTTATTAACTAATTAAATTAACTAAATGGAATTAAACAAAATATACAATGAGGATTGTTTTGAAACAATGAATAAAATACAACCCAAGACAGTTGATTGTGTTCTAACAAGCCCACCATACAACACTGGGGGTAGAGTAGAATATTGGTCTAATAAAGTTATAAATGGCAAAAGGGTTTATAGCCAAGAGAAAAGATATGACCAATATTTAGACACTAAAACTACACAAGAGTATATTGATTGGTCTATTGATTTGTTTAATAGCTATAAAAAAATACTAAAGAGTAATGGATGCATACTTTACAATATAAGTTATGGAAATGAAAACCCCAATGTGCTATGGTTGCTTCTTGCTGAAATTATACAGAAAACAGATTTTATGATTGCTGACTGTATTGTATGGAAGAAAAAAACAGCATTACCAAACACTACAAGTAAAAATAAACTAACAAGAATATGCGAGTTTATCTTTGTAATTGTTAGAAAAGATGAATTTATGACATTTAACAGCAATAAAAAAGTGACAACCACAACAGCTAAAGGACAAGATTTTTACGAGGTTTTTTATAATATAGTAGATGCTAAAAACAATGATGGGAGTAATAAATTAAACAAGGCTACATTTAGCACAGATTTAGTTAGAAAACTGCTTAATATGTATGTCCCCAAAAACAGCCTTGTGTATGATAGTTTTATGGGTACTGGGACAACTGCTCTTGGATGTATTAAGCAAGGCATTAATTTTATAGGTAGCGAATTGTCTAAAGACCAATGCGATCTTGCGAACTCTAAAGTAAAATATTTGTTATCACAGACAAGTTTATTCTAATTGTTCCCAACAAGCGTATAGCAGCCGTTTTAATGGCCATTATACCCGACAAGGTATAATATATCACAATAAATGGTATATCATACCCATTCGGGTATAAAATTACTTAGCAGCCGATATAGCCTATAATGATGGATTTATTCTACAACTCCATCAAGATGTTCATTGGCAGCTTTCCATTGTCAAGAATAACTGCGCTGCCAATAGCAGGCTTTGCGCCATACTTGGCGTATGCCATTGCATAACTCTTCCTGTCGATACCGCAGCCAACTTGTACTCCAAATATCTTGTAGTTCGCTCCAACAAGATAGTCTATGTACGCTTCTGAATGTCGATGCCCCTGCACTACGCTGTGCAGTTCTTTTTTCATTTTACTTCGTGCCGTGCCTGTTTCTCCGTGAATGTAAAGCACGTCATCTAATATCAGGCTTTCGGTAAACTCCCAGTTGGGCGTTTCAAGCACTTCTTTGAAATCCCTGATCCATCGTCTTGGGATACTACCTGTCTGCGCCTTACGCATGATGATTCTATCATGATTGCCGATGATAACGGTTGCCTTTGGAAAGGCATCTCTCCACTTAGCTATCTTCTCAATGGCTAAGTTTAGTTCATCACCACCTCCCATACCATCTGCATCGCTCTCGTGATAGCTGCTGTAATGGTTGTCAATTATATCGCCAATGAATACGACATCAGTACAATCATACTTTTCATAGAGTTCTTTGTTGAACTCCAAGTAGCCATCAAGGCAAAATGGCTCGTGCAAATCGCCTATCACAAGCACATTGCGCTTTGATGATTTACGCTTGGATAACAGCCACTCGTATTCTTCGGCTGTTA